TAGTCAGTGCATCTTTAGCTGCAAAGTCTGTAGTTTTGGAATAGTTACTCATTAAATTATCCTGCCTTGTTTAGCGTAAACGTCTAGTTTCTGCACACTTAACTGTGCGCCATCAATATTTGCTTCAATACCAATCTGTACTATGTCACCTGAACCAGATACCTGTGAATCTAATCTGTCCAGCGACACACCTAAGTTGTATTCAGCTACAGTTGCTGCATTAGCCCCGTACTCTGCTATACCGTATTCAGCTGCGGTTATTTCTTTTAAAGTAAATGGTGTACTAAAGTAAGAAGTTTGGTAGTCATAACCTACTTTTAAAGAAAAGTCTTGACCACTACTACCAATAGCAGTAACAGCAGCCTTCTTTAGTATCTTATTTATGTTAGCACTTCCTAGGTCAAAGTGGTTGGTAAAGTACGACATAGTATAGCTAACACCATTGTCCTGATAGCCTGTGTATTCCGCTATGCCGTTTGCCTGTGTTAAGTACAAGGCTTTTGCTTTAGCGTCATAAACATAATCAGTGTGGTCTAAGTTATTCCATGTTGTTACACGAAGTGAAGCGTCATCAAGTGTACCCCTAGTATCAAACACAAACTGTGTCTGTGCTTCAGGTAAACTAATTAAATAGAAAGCGTCCTCAGGAAAGTACACTGACTTAATCAAGCCAAAATCTGATTCTCTGTTTACAATGTCCATGAATGTATCTCGTACATTCTTGGATATATCATTTAGTGGTTGTGACTTTTCCTGTATGACACGACCTAGCGAACGTAAGCCAGTGGCAGATAGAAACACTACATCATTACCTAGGCTCTGTATTGAGTCACGAGCTATACAGCCTACGCCACTAATGACTTCCACTAAGCGTAATGTGTTGACATCAAAGCTGGCTTGGAAACTATCTTGGTCAGCATAAATAATAATGTTGTTACGGCAGAATACAATCAAATAACCATTGTGTTCAGCAAGTCCTGTAATAACGTCAGAGCCTTTAGGAAGGACACCAGCTATGTTTAAACTACCTGCACTACCAGAACCCCACCTAGCTCCATTCAGGAGGTCTGAGAAGTATACTGTAGTCTTATTAGTAGGTGTATCAGCAGCCCATAGCCTACCAAATGCAGACATAGCTATGTTAGCTAAAGGTGGTGCTGTGTCGTCCCAATCAGCATGATTTTCTATTGCCTCAAACTCATCTGCTGTTGTTTCGTTAGTGTAGTATAAAGGCTTGTACCCACTTTGGAAAAAGTAAGCTCTATCGTTTAGTGTTACTGCTTGCCAGTTACCTGCACTGATTGTGTCAGTAGTTGTTACAGTCAAGGAACTAAGTGTAGTAAAGCCTTTATAAAAACCTGTAGCGTTCCATGAGATTATGTTCTTGGTATCCGTAACGTCTATAAATGGGTGCATACCTAAAAGGTTAGTACCAGTACCACCACTAGTAGTACGATATATCCAGCCTTTCCTAGCACCTAGTCTACCAAACTCATCTATTACGCAGTTGTTAGCTTCCAGTGCAAATCTTGGGTCATTAGCTACAGAACTTTCCTGTGTATTCAAACCTAAGAAAGCTGGTGCTACTAATGATGCTGTTACTAAAGGTTTTGCCATTATGCTGTACTCACTAAGAATGGTGTTTCTTCAAATGTTAAGATACATGATACACCTGCTGTACCTGCGTCACCTGTAATTTGATAACCAGACTCTAGCATTACATAACCACCATCAGTTTCTAATTGTATGAACTCACCTGACGATAAAGACTTAGAACCTATAACTGTAATAGTAGAGCCATTCTCAATCTTTATATGTACGTTACTAATTGTAGAGCCTGTACCATTAGATACAAAAGCTAATACCCACTTTGCTCTGACATTAGGTGGTACTGTATACAGAACATCATTAGTTGTAGGTAAGCTATCAATCAGTATGGTCTTAGCTTTCATACCAGATTGTCTCCTCTGGGTGCTTGGCAGCGTCTAAGCCAATAGCGTCTTGTAGTGCGTTGTTAGCTCTAGCATAAGCAGATACTGGGTTGATACCACCATCTTCACCACGCTCCTCTACAGCCATAGCATAAGTTAATAACTCAATAGGCTTAGTAGGAATAGCAAAGGTATCAGAATCATTAGTTACATCATCAGTACGAAGAACTACGTTAAAGCGTAGCTCATAAACACCATCTGGTATTGGGTATATATCTATTTGAGTATCACCATCTATACTTATACCATTGAACGAGTAATAAAGTGGTGTACCTTTAGTTGGGTTTTGTGAATTAAGAAAAAAGTTATTAAACTGATGTGCAGTTCTGTAGTGCATAAAATGGTCGGCAGTATCATTAACTACATCTAACACTGTCAGTCTGTTTAGCGTACCATTCAACTCATAGTTAAATGTATCTTCTGTTGTTGTAGCAGTAAGAGTATTTCTAAGACCAGACCATGACCAAGCGTTTTCCACTGTTTCCTTAGCGTCATTAACTAAGGTTGCAATAAGCGTAGAGTAAGTTGATTCGTTTACTGTTGAGACTGTGCGTTCTCTTAAACGCTTCAGTACGTTGTTTACTACATCTAAATATGTCGTCATTACCATTTCACCTTGTTAGCCCAGTAAGCTGCTGACATCTTACCTTTGGCTATGTTCTTAGCGTGTCTTGCTTTGAATGATTTACGCTTTGCCTTCATACGAGCAGATTCACCAGACTTAGGCTTACCTGCTGTACTAGCACCTTGCTCACCAAAGCGTATAGTTTTTACTTGGTCGCCTGATTTAGCTACGACAACGTGTGACTTCTTTGGGTGGTTAGGTGTACGCTTAGGTTTGTTGTAACCTGATACACCTGCTCTAGTTAGTCTTGAATCTTTTGCCATATTGTTATTTTAATTAACCTTTAGGAAAGTCTGCTTTAACTTTAGCAATAGCGTCTGCCCATGTTGTTGTGCCATTAACTCTGTCCCAATACTGCATATCTAGTTGTTCCTTAATACTTGGGTACGCAAAAGCTCTATCTATTTTATACTGCTCTGGGTCTACCCAAGCATTTACTAATGACATATCTACGTCAACAGTATTACCTTCTTTATTCTTTACTATTAAAGTACCATCACTATACTGTTCTATTGAAGCTATGTTTGAATACAGTGCTGGTATTGCTTTGTGTATATCAACCATTACGCACCTATTTCCATTAAGATAACTTGTGAAGTACCTAGTTCCTGTGTAACAGCACCTGCATTAGTACCATTATATACACGATTTAACCTAAAGTAATTATTTACATTATATGACTCTGCGGCTCTTATGTTATAAGTAATTGAGCTTGTAGTTGCAGGTGAATCAATATAAACAAAATGCTGAGAAGTTTGTGTCCAGCCCAATGACCCATCACTTAAAGCAGGTTTAAAACCAGCCCATTGGGAAGTGCTTTGTGTAGTCCTACCAATTTCAGTGTTTCCTCTATATAAACGCCAAACATTTTCCTCATTACCTTCACCGCAAAAGCTAAAAGTAACAAGTATTTTACTGTCTGAAGCGGTGGGTGTAATTGAAGTATTTAAGGCAGCAATCTGTTGTGTTGTGTCTGGTGTAGCACTATCAATAAGATAACTAGCTATTGTATCTACATGGTTAAACACTACTTGTAAAATCTTACCACCACCACTAATACCAGTTAAAGCAGAACCATCACCACTAAACGCTGTTGCAGTTACTGTGCCTGTTACGGTTACACCTGTGGCAGTTGTTTGAAGTTTTGGGCTGTCTGATTTATATAAAGTAATTGACCCATCTGAACCTTGACCTTGTGCATATTTTATTGTACGGGCAGCGTCCATTAGTGCAATTTTATTACCACCAAGAAGCAAATCACCAGTACCTAGGTCAGTAATTATACTATTACTGCCATCATGAAAAATTTGTAGGTCACTACTTGCACCAAACTGTGCTCTGTCGTTGTCGCCAAAGTTAATATTATTCCCATTAGTATCTAAATCACCACCAAGTTGTGGGGTAGTGTCATCTACTAAGTCACCACCACCACTTGCAGCATCTACCCAGTCGTAGTCTGTACCTGTCCAACTAAGTACCTGACTGCTAGTAGCTGTACCAGTGTTTAAGTGTGTATCAACATCTGCATCTGTATAGTGGTCAAGGTCACTAATCTGTGACTCTGTAATACTTAGTGCAGCTTGATGTTGTGTAACGCTAGACTGTGTAATGTTAGCGTCAGGAACATTAGCCCATGTTACTGCTGTAGATAAATCGTTTGTTTCAGTAAAGCTAGTTAGGTAACCTGCTAGGCTGTGGTCACCCCAACCATACGCTGTATCCCAGTTACTAGAATTATTGGTGGTAGTGTACCAACTAGACGTTGTATAAACTGGGTCTGTTTCAGTATAAGATGTTAAGTAATTTGCTAGGCTATGGTCTCCCCAACTATACGCTGTGTCCCATTGTGTAGAATTATTAGTAGTAGTGTACCAGCTAGATGCTGTATAGACTGGGTCAGTTTCTGTATAAGAAGTTAAATAACCTGCACTTGCATGATTGCCCCAACTATATGCTGTATCCCATTGACCAACTTTAGTGTCACTAATAACATTAACACCCATGTCAATAGTATTGCCGTTAGCATCTAATGTACCACCTAGTTGTGGTGTAGTATCTTCTACTACGTTAGATAGTGTACCTTTAGCATCTAAGGCTGTTTGTAAGCCATCTACGTTAGATATAATATGATTGTGTGAATCGTCTGCTACTGTAACTGTAATAGCAGTAGTGCCAGAACCTGTAGCATCACCACTTAATGTAATAGTTTGGTTTCCAGTTAAATATGCTGAATCATTTGTCCACTGACTTATGTTACCTGATTTGTTAGTCAATGTGTCAGTAGAGCTTGCTGTAATATAAGAACCTAAGTCAGATATTTGTGACTCAGTAATTGATAAGGCTGCCTCGTGTTGCGTTACACTACTTTCAGTAATGTTTGCATCTGGTACGTTTGCCCATGTAACAGCAGTAGTAAGGTCGTTTAACTCAGCAGCACCAGTACCTGTTAAGGCTGTCCATGCTGTGCCATTGTATACCTGCATAGCATTAGATACTGTGTTAAAGTATAATGCACCTGTTATAAGTGCATCACCATCATTATCTAAAGTTGGGTCTGATGCCTTAGCACCTAAGTATCTATCGTCAAAGTTATCATAAGATATGGCTGCATTTTCAGCAGAAGTAAAAGCAGCACTGGCAGAGTTGGCAGCTTCAGTAGCAGAATCCTTAGCTTCTTGTGCTTTCTTTGTTATCGTAGTAACCGTAACGTCATTGTCTGCGTCACCTGCACCACCATCACCTCTGTATATAGCCATCTAGTTATCCTAAGAATTTTCTAAATATAATTGTAGCTAAAGCACCTACGAAACTAGCTACACTTAGTCCTACCCAAAAAGCACCTCGTGACTTGTTGGCTAGAGCCAATAATTGTTTTAGGTCGGCTTCCATAGAATCTACTTTTTCTTCTAAGGACTCGACCTTACTCAGTAGCTTTCCATATTCTACTGGGTCTATATCGTTTTGACTCATATTGGTATCCTATATAAAGGAAAGGGGCAGTTGCCCACCCCTGTCCATATACACTAAAGTATTAAGGTGCTGCTGTTGCTGGAACTGCGTCAGAAGCAAATGCAAGTTGAATTGCTGCACCGTCACGAAGTTCTGCAACTCCGTAGATTGTGTCAGCAGTCATCAAGTCACCTAGATACTCTTGTTTGTATTGAGTCTGAACACGAACACCCATTTGCTCTGCAAGGATGAAAGCGTCTCTGTGACCCAAGATACCACCTACGATACGTCCGTTTGCATCATTTTGAGCAGCAGACTCAAGCTCAGGTAGGTTAGTAGATACATAGATTTTGATGCCGTAGATGTCACCAAGTAAACCGTTCTCTACTGGACGACCATTAACGAAGTCAGAAGAGTTGAAACGGTCAATACCTAAGATGTCCTTCTTAACTGAAGGAGGAACAACCATGAAACGATTGTCCATAGGTACGTCAGCATCATCAAGCTCTTGAATAGCTTGACGGAAGCCTAAGTCAGTGAACACGTCAGCAGCAACAACTGTGTCAGCAGCATAAGCTGTTAAGTTAGTTGAGCTATCCATGTAGTAACGACCTGTCAAAGAGCTACCTAAAGCACCTAAGTCAGAGTCAATTTGACGAGCTAGAGCATAACCAGCATCTTCTGTGTAGAAAGAACGAAGTGAAGGTAATGCTTGAACGTCAGTAATGTCCTCAATTAAACGAGAATACTCGTAGTGCTTGTCGATAGAGACAGTGAAGTCTGTATCAGCACCAACGATTAGGTTTACTTGAGTGTGCTCTGCCTTAGCAGTAGCTGAACCACGAACAGGCTTAGGAATGTGAATAGTATCACCCTTCTTGCCTACATGATTCATTTTCTTTACTAGGTTAGCGATTACAAGATTAGACTTGTAAGCCGCAGCGATTTCGTCAGACCAAATCTCAGGGACAAAAGCATCCGCATTAGTTGGAGTGACGTGATTTGAGTTGCCTAAACCAGCCATTGTATATATCTCCTATAAGATAAAAGTAAGTTATTTAACCCTTCCCTCTCTATAGGCTCTGTCAAATTCTTCAACATTCGCTTTATAGCGTTCGGGGTCTTTAATCATTAAATTGACTATTTCAGACCTTTTGTATATTTTTCTTGAAGGAGGTTCTGCTGAACCCTTACCACCAGTAGATGCTGCTTTTATCTGTTGCTTACGATCTTGCTCGTTTACTTCTTTTGCTTTACTAACAAAGTCCTTTCTTTCTTTCCAGCTAGAAAGTAATTCATTAGCAGCATTAAAGTCATACTTGTCAGCTCGTTGTAACAGCTCTATTCTAACTGGCGAACCTTTAACCCAGTCTACAAAAGACGCATCTTGTACAATCTCTACATAGTCTGGATGTGCAGCAGATATTTTATTAAGAACTTCTTGCTGTTTTTGTTGTGCAAGTAGCTCCTTCATCTGTTGCATTTCTTCGCTGCTAGATATAGCTTTATTTACAGCTTCTTTAGGGTTTTCAAAGAAATCTATTTCAGTGTCTGAATCGTTATTAACACTTTCTCGTTTAGCTTCATCTGCCTTTGTCTTGATAAAGTCATCTACAATCTTACGAAGTTCACCAACTTCAGAACTCTGACGACCCAGTAGCTTCTCAGCTTCTTGGTGCATCCGAACAATATCTTCAACAGATTTGTTTTGATACTTTTCTGGTATAGTTGGTTCTTCTTGTTCTTCTTCTTTTTGCTCTGTTGCCTGAGTTTCCTCAGCAGGTTGCTCATCAAATAGTGAAATTAATTCTTCGTCATCTTGTAGATTTAGCTCTTGCTGTTGACCATCAAGAGGGTCTAGTATTGTAGCCATTTTAATGTCTCCGTACTTTTATAAGTATTGTGGATTGCGTTAGTGTTTAAGATTTGCGGCTTTCTCGTGACGTCTCGCCCATTTATCATCAGCATCTGCCCATCCAGTGCCTTTGAATATAGTTAAGACTGGTGAAATTATCCGCGTTGCGGTGTGACCACATACAGGACATAACAGTTCTCTAGTATCAGATTCTATGTAATGTTCCGTAGTGTGGTTGTTGGAGCAGGTGAAGTCGTAAAGTCTCCTCATTGACTGCTACCCTCTTTCTCCTGCTGGAGAAGTTCCTCGTAGGCGTTCTCGATTGAGCTTTGCCAGTTGAGTAATCTATAAAAGACGTCAAGTTTGCCTTGCGCTATGTGCAGGTCTTTGGCGTCCTTCATGGACATAATATTGATTGTACTTGCTGCTGCTTGTATATCTTCCTGAAAAGTTTTCCATCCATCAGTCAGAAATAAATCAGCATACCCTTCATAATATTTCTGTAATTCAGGTGTCATTAGTGTTGACATTCTCCTTTTTGTGTGTTATAATAATATTATAGCATATTTTTGACTAAAAGTCAAGCTATTTCTTTTGCATTTGTAGCTGCACTATTTCTTCCTTAGTGTCAAGCTCTTTCTCTTTAAGCTCTAGCTTTGCAAATTCAACAAGTCTTTCAAACTCATCCATAGGCATATTCTTAGCTAAAGCAGCTATACGTCTGGTTTCTTCCTCTATTGGAAGTAATTGAGTTTCTACTTGATTCTGCTGTACTCTGGATACAATCTCTGCTGTTTGTGCTTTTAGATTCTCTAAAGTAGCTTGAGCAGACTCCATTTGCATTTGTATCTGAGCTTGTTGTAGTTGCTGTTGTTCTGGGTTAGGCTGATTAGCCTGACGCATAGCAGCAATAATCTGTTCTCTGTTAGACAAGCCCATGTTATCTACAATAGACTCTACTAACATTGGGTACATTGGAGAGTCTGGTGACATAGTTTGTAGTAGTTGTACTAGCTGTGTTACCTCGTACTCTCGTGCAACAATACCAAGAGAGCTGCTAGCTACAAACTTGTAGTCCTTAACTGGATATAGCTCTGGGGCAAACTGCATATAGCGACAAGCTGCTTTCTCAACAAACGGAATCAAGAAGTTTTCTTGGAAGTTAATCAATGTACGCTTATGACGCTTGATAATAGCTCCCAGAGCCATTGACATACCTGCTGCTGTGCCTTCTCCATTTATTGATGCAGGGATACCAGCAGAGTCAATCGCCCCTGTAGCTTGCTGTACCATAGTCTGAAGGGCTGCTGCTTGAGTAAATGATGTAGCATCTAAACCACCAAACTTAAATGGTTGTAGAACCTCAGCAGGATTACCATTAGTAAGAATAGTCTTACCAGCCCGTACATCTAATTTAGCACCACGAGGCATACGAGATGCGTCCACAGCCATCATAGGATGAACTGTAAGGGCTAGTGCATCAATACGTGCACGTAGCTCTGTGTCTAGTGCCTTTTGGCTGTTGTACGCTTTCTCACAGATACCACGACCCCAGAACTTAAACGGCACTAAGTCCCAAGCAAATGCAACTACAGGTCGGTCTTGCTTCATGTACGGATTCTTTTCTACCTTAAGAATAGTATCTCCATTAGCAATAACCATAATAACTTCACAGTAACTTTGGTCTTTATCGTAATCTATAATATCTTCTACTTCGCCATCTTCAGTTATATTGCTTAGTAGATGCGAAGGTACAAGTCCATAGTATTTAGTTAGACGTACCATATCGTCTTGATAGATTGTAGATATTTCACTAGCATCCTCTAACTCTGGGTCAGAAGCTGTAGGATATACATCTACATCACGATAAATACCTGAATCAATACCTTGCTGTATTT